CGACGATATGCCAGTCGCCTTGCCCGCAGGGGTTGAAGTAGTGCACGACGACGAGCGGGTCGTCGTCGTTCTCACCTGAGTAGAGGCGGGGCAGCTTGGCCGCCAGCGCCTTTGTCATCAGCTTCATGGGCTCCTTTCAGTAGTCCTCATCCCAGCGCTCGCCCGCGTAGGCCGGGTCGAAGTCGCTGGCGCGGTTGTTGACCTCCTGCCCGCTGCCGTTGTAGGTGCGCCCGCAGTCGACGCACTCAAGGTCATCGGGGAAGGGGCCGGGGAAGGCGCTGACCCGCGCGCCCTTCTCGACGAAGTGCTCGATGGGCGAACCGCAGATGCAGGTCGCCGTCAGGGTCGTGCCGTAAGCCTCGCGGTTGCGGGTGACGGTGATGCTCATAGCTCCTCCTAGCCTTCCATGAGGTCGTCGAACCTCGGGTCGTCCATGTCGACGCCGAGCACGTCCTCGATGTAGCGCATCTTGTCGAGCGCCCACGCCTTGTCGTGCGGGCGTCCTCTGTTGCCCAGCTCGGGGCAGCGGGCGCAGCCCATCGGCTCTTCGCCGCAGGGGTTCGCGCAGCCCGCGTCTTCGTTCATCGGTGCCATCGCGGTTCCTCTCTTTCGCTGTGAGCCCCGTCAGTGACGCCCCCGCCCCCCGCGACCTCCTAGTCGCGGGAAGCGTGGCGACGCACTGTAGGGGCCTCTACGTCATCCGAAGATGCCCCGAAAGAGGTCGTCGAGGCCGGGAACGTCTAGCGTAGCCTCGCCGACCTCGTCGCCGTCCATGACGATGACCCGCATGGTCGGCCCGGTCGATTCGCCGTGCGTCGGCGTCACGGTCAGAGGTTCCTCGGGGGGGTTCGGGTCGACCTCACTGTCGGCGTCCTCGGCGGGGTTATAGTCCTCGGGTGGGTTCGGGTTCGGGTCGGTCGCGTACTCGGTGGTCATGGTCCCTCCTCAGTAGCCGTAGCCTTTACCCTTGCGGGCCTCGTAGACGAAGCTGGCCGCGAGGGGGTGGTCATCGCCCTCTTTGGCGACGTGCTTCATAACGTCCTCGCAGGTCGGGTCGGTGCTCATCAGGTCGAGCACGCAGTCGGCGCACAGGTGCCGCTCTGACAGCGCCTCGATGTCGTAGAACGCGCGGGCCTCATTCCCGCAGCGCTGACACCGCTTGTCGGTCGTCTTCGTCATGGTCCCTCCTTCGTCCATGGCCCCCACGTCTTCGCGTCGACGATTTGGAGGCACAGCTCACGGTGCGTGTAGGTCGCGTCGACCTCGGCGTTGAAGTAGCGCTCGAAGGCGTCGCGCGGTAGCTCGTACTCGGTGACGAGGTCGAGCAAGTGGCCGCTGGCGAGCACCACCCACGCATGGCCGAGGCGCGGGTGGCCGTTACCTTGGATGCTGCCGTGCACGAGCACGGCGTCGGGGTGGTCGAGGGCGTAGCGCCCGGCCAGCTCGTAGCACTTGCCGAGGCGCTTCTTGATGCCGGTCGCTTTCACGGCGGCTCCTTTCCTCGACCCGGCGGCACGTTCGGGCGGTGTCCACCGCCGTACTCCCGCTCTCTCTTGAGCGGTCTGCCGCGCGGGTCACTCGTCGGCGTAGTAGGGCGCGTCGACCTCTTCGCCGACGCCGAGCTTCAGGAAGCAGTCGAGGCAGGCGTAAGTCGCCTCGGTCACGGTCACGACCTCGCCGCCGCCGAAGTGTTCGCCGCACAGCTCGCAGGCGTACTCGGTGGCCCGGGCGGCGTGCACCGCTCGGGCCTCTTCGCGTGAGGTCTCAAGGTAGGCGAGGTCGAAGCCCCAATCGCTGTAGCCCTCGGCGCAGGTCTCGTAGTAGTGAGGCGGCGGCGGGGTCTCAGTGTAGGGCGGGTTCAGGACGTAGTAGAAGGTCGCGACCCGCTCGCCCTTCACGGTCGCGTGGGCGTAACGCTTCGAGTACATGCGGGGGAAGCCCTCGTAGCGGTCGAGCGCCGCGATGTCTGCGGGCTCGACGCGCCAGATGGACACGGGGGTCGAGCGCCCCTCGCAGGGCTCGACCGTGAGCACCCGCGCGAAGACGAGGCGCTGGTCGGGCAGCATGCCGCCGGTCACCGGCATCGCGGTCGCGCAGCGGGCTTGCATCTGCACGACGTTGTGGTTGCTGCCGTAGCCCACGTAGTAGCGCGGGTGGTCGGCGTACTTCTTCGCGAGGTCGACCGGCTTCGCGGCCCAACTGTAGGCCGGGGCGGCGGCGTGCTTGCCGTGCTTGCGGCCCTTGTGTTTCTTGCTCATCGCGACCCCCATTCGATAGTCACGAGCCCGGCGGCCACGAGGTCGTCGAGGAAGTGTCGCGCGGTGTCGCTGCGCACGTCACAGCGGTTGTAAATGGCGACCCGGCGCGCGACCTCGACCATGTACTCGCCGGGGTCGGTTTCGCGCAGGAACGCGGTTTTCCAAAGGAGGCCGACGAACTGCTCGGCGGTCTCTGCCCGAAAGGTCTCGGGGCGGTGGTCACTGAGGATGCGAAGGGTGCTGGTCATAGGGGCCTCCTCAAGCAGCCGCCGCGAAGGCGGCGGCCCTGTCGGTGAACCAGCGCCGCACGGAGCGCGGCGGCTTGACGAGACTCATCAGCTTGGCCTCGGTCGGGGCGACCCGGGGGCTGACGACCGCGCCACGGTGGGCACTCTCGACCATGCTCTGCGTGAACGCGACCCAGTTGAGGATTTTCGCGAAGTCGGTGGTCCCGCCGAAGTGGCGAAACTCGACCGTGCCGTGCCGCCAGAAAGAGGTCACGTTCAGCTTCACGAAGCGGTCGCCGAAGACCTGCCGGAGAGCTTGCAGGTCATAGGCGTTGTCGATGCGCTGCAGGGCCGTGGTTTCTGAGTGCCAGCGCCGCATCGAATGGCACATGCTGTTAGCGTCGCCGCGCCGACTCGCGGGCACGACGCCGTCAAGGATGGGCTCGTAACGCACGTACATGCGCGCCAGCGTCTTCCACGCGGGGAGCGCGAGGTCGTGCGCGTCGTGGTGGACGTGCAGGCCGCAGCCCCGGTCGACGAACGCGCCGAGGCGCTTGAGGAGCTTCGTGATTTTCTTGAGCTGCGCGACGCCCTCGCTGCCACGGAGGATAGGCGACACGACTTCCATGCCGTAGTACCGCTCGTAGTGGCCGTCGACGTAACGCTCGCCGCCGTGCACGGTGCCGTCGGGAACGACTTTCCAGTCGCTCACAAGCTGATGCGTGTAGCCGGGCGAGTTACAGGCGATGCCGAGGCGGCGAATCTTGGCCGCGACTTCGTTGATGGTCAAGCTCGGAACCTTGCACTCGATTTCGACGCCGAAGGTGCGCGTCGCGTTGACCTTGACGGCGCGCAGGCGGGCGCTCTCGCTGGCCCTTCTCGCGCAGGCCAGACAGCAGCGGTGCCCGGGAGCGAACGCGCTCTCGGGCAGGGTCTCGCTGCAGTGGGAACAGAAACGGGTCGGGGTCGCAAGGCCCGACTGGTCGGTGAGCAACGTCATCGTGGTTCCTCTCTCTCGCGACCGGGTCAGTGGGCGGCGCGGAACGCGGCCCGCATGAGGTCAGTGGTAGACACTTTCGAGGCCAGCCTGTTTGAGCAGGCGAACACCGAACAGTGGGCGCAGCCCCTCGGGCTGACGCAGGGATGGAACGGGGCGCTCGTGCCAAGAGCGTGCTTTGCGGCGGTAGCCTTCATCGTGGTTCCTCTCGACGAGCGGCGGGATGGGTGCCTCGTGGGCACGGGAGAACGGCGAGCGCTCTCCGCTGCGCACGGAGCGAGTAGACAAGCGCCCGGTCACCGAGTCTGCCCCTGAGAGTCACGGGACGCGGCGGCGGCCGGGCGCGTTTGGTTGGGTAGGACGACCTCGCGACCGGGGCGCGACCCCCGGGCACGAGGCCCTTATTGCGGAACCCCACGACCTGTGTCTGCCGCCCTCGGAGCGGTCTCTATTCCCGCGAGAGGCGGGAGAGGCGGGAAGGCGGCAGAGGCGGCTCCTAGAGGCGAGGTGGACGGTACAGTCTCATTATCGTCATTCCTCGGCGTGAGTAAACCCCCGTAGACACGATTAGGCAGCCGCAGGCGTGAGACTTAATATTTCAGGCTTGGGGCTGCGGGCACCGCGCGCACGTGGGGAAGGGGCCAGAACGAGAGGCGGCCCGCCCCGGTGCGCGCGGGGCGGGCCAGTCGGCTGCGGGGAGGAACCACCCGACCCGCGCCAACGGCTGAGAGTCTAGGCGGTGACGGGCTCCATCGCGAGCGCGGCGTATACGTCGCTGACGCCCGTGTAGCGCAGCTCGGCGACGCACCACTCCGCGAGGTCGCGGAGCGCCATCAGGGCGAGCGCCTCGTCGCCGTCGCCGCGCATGTCGGCGAGCAGGACCGCGACCGCCTCGACCCCGTGCACCGCGTCGAGGTAGAGCTTCTCGAAGTGGGCGTCGCCGTCCTGCATGGCGGTCCAGCCCCGGCCCCAAAGCTCGGCCCTGACCTTCCCGAGAATGAACATCTGCATGGCGAGCAGGCCGTTCATGGCTGCCTCCTTCAAGCGCTTCGGTGGATGCCCTTGCGTCTCACGGTACGGGTCATGCCGACTTGTGTCAACGGGCGTCGAAGGTTAGAGGGGTGCAGCGGGCTTCAGCGGGCACCGCCGGGGGCCGGGGCGAGAGGGGCCGAAAGGTCGCCCGGCGGGCCGCTTCAGGGGCTCGGCGCGGGCGCTCTGCGGGGCCGCTGGAAGCGCCCGCCAGCGGGCCTCGGGAGGGGGTCTTACCTCGATAAAACCCCCGATGAAACTCGCGCTTCAGGGGCTGCAGAAGGGCGATTTCACAGGCTCGAATTCGCCGAGGATGCGTTGCCATACTTTCTAGGTCTAACCATAGGCGAGGGGGGGGTCGACGCACTGTAGGCCCCTCTACGGCCCTTGTACGTCCTTTCGCACCTTTCGTCATTTGACGACTTTCAGGGGCCTTTCCGGGGGGTGAATCGGGGCCGATTCGGGGCCTCAAAGTGGCGAAGGAAGGCCCGCCGACGACCCCGCGCGCGGCGGTCGCTGGCGGGCCTTCTGGCCCCGCCGTTGTCTTAAAACGGTGCAGGGGCTATTCGCCCGCGCCGATACCGTAGCGGGCATCTTTCCAGTTCAGGGCGTTGATGAGGACGACCCCGGCCGCTGTCAGCGCGCCGATGAGGACGGGTTTCCAGTCGGCCCAATCCATCGCCATGAGGTTCGTGAGGTCGGCCACGACGGCGGCGAGCAGGGTGCCAGCGAAGACCCTCAGCACGGTGAAGAGGATTTCCTGTGCCTGTTTCATGTCACCTCCCTTCGCGGTTGCGGGTCGGCAGGACAGTGCGCGGTCACCCCAAACGCCGCAGTTTCACAAGGTCGATGACGACCGCGATGCCGCCCTCGGGGCGCGCCGCGTCGGTGACGCTGCCGCCGTAGGCCCCCACGTTGCCGTCGAGATAGTAGGCCGTGGCCCCCCTGATGCCCTCGTCGCAGAAGCCGATATGGTCGCCAGCGCCGCCATCCCAATCCCATATCCAAAGGTCGCCCGGCTTGCTGAGGTCGTGGGGCTTGAGCAGGCCGCGCGCCCGGCCCCACTCTTCCCACGAGGGCACGAAGGCGGGGTTCGGCGGGAAGCGCGTGAAGCCCTGTTTCTTGAGCACCCACGTGACGAAGGCCGCGCACCACGGCGAGCCGCCGCCGAGGCCCACGGCCGCGAGGTAGCGCTTGACCTCGCCGCTGTTCGAGCCGCTCGGCCATTCGTGAGTCCCGAGTTCGGCGTGCGCTCGCGCCATGACCGAGCCCCTGATGCCGGGCGGGAAGAGGCGGCGCATCGTGGCTTCGTCGAACTGCCCAGTCACCGGCATCCCGGTCGCGCGCTGCATGGCGCGCAGGTACTCGCGGGCGGGCTTGCCGATGCGCGGCGTCTCGGGGTTGAAGCCCTTGGGCTTGGGGATGCGGTGGGCGGGGTTACGGGCGTTGTGCCTGCGCACCCACTTGAGGAGGGCGTACTTCTTGCGCCGTGCGGTCGGGTCGTTCACGTCGCGCCTCCGAATATCGCGTTGCCAATCTGGTCGGCGAGGATGAGCAGGATGCCGCCGCCGATGACGATGGCCCCCCACTTCACCGTGCGGTAGAGCTTCTTGATGTCATAGGCCTCCTCGTCGAGCTTATGCATCTCCTTCACGTGCAGGGCGTGTACCGGCAGGTGCTCCTCATGCCAGAGCGCCTTGATGCGCCGGGCGCAGTTCTTCTCGCTGTCCTCGCGGTAGGCTTCGAGTAGCAAGGTCTTCGCGAAGTAGACTTCGGCTTGCGCGAGGTGGGCGTTGAGCCCGTCCATGATGGCCGCGTGCCCGAGGTCGTTGTCCTCGTTCGTGGCCTCGATAGCTTCGAGAAGGTCGAGCGGCGTGGGGCCGCCGTTGCCCGAGGTGCGTTTCAAGATGTCACTCTTCACTCTCTCGAAGTTGTCGGCCATCGGGCTACCTTCGTTTGATGGATTTGGCCCCGGCGGCGAGCCGCGCCAGCCATGTGTCCAGCCGCTTGCTGTTCTCGCCGAACTCCAGCGTCGCCGACCACTCTAGCGGGTTGAGGGTGACGCGGGTGACCTTCTTCGTCCCGACGATGGTGCGCGCCGGGCCGGTCATGGTGAGCATGTCGCCGGGCCGGAAGAGCAGGGCGTCGTCGTGGCCGACGTTGCCGTACACGGTCACCGCTCCCTGCACCTGATAGTCGGCGTGGTCGCGCATGTAGCGTTGCCCCACCTTCGTCGCCTGCGCCGCCGACTGCGTACTGTCGGGAGCTTGGATGGTGTCCTGCCGGTCGACGGTCAGGGGGCTGTTCGCCTGCACCACGACCTCGCGCGGCTTGCCCCTCTTGTTCGCGTACTGCACGCGCACCGAGTTGAAGGTCTCGTCGAGCGAGGTCTCGATGCCCCACACGGTGCCGGGGTCGTCGGCCGAGAGGCTGCGCTGCGCGCCCGCGCCGACCTGTTGGAACTCGATGGTCGTGCCGTCCCAACAGAAGTAGTCGAAGCCGAGCATGTCGTTCACCGCGTCGAGCCCCGCCCACGCGTCGTTCGGCACTTCGGTGAAGGTCAACTGGTCGACGGTGAAGGTGTCGGGGGGCAGGTCGACGGTGAAGCCGTAGCCGTGCGTGATGGCCCAGAGAATCTTGCTCGGGCGCACGTCGGTCATCACGTCACCGTTGCCGTAGAGGTGCCCCTTGAGGATTTTGATGCCCCACGGCGGCGGGTCGGCGGTGCCCGCTTGGTCGTCGTAGGTGAAGGCGGGGGCCTCACTGGTCGGCTCGGCGTGGGTGGGCGTCTTGCACTCGACCTTGACGACGACGCAGCGGCAGGTCGCGCTGCCCACCGCCTCGCGGATATGGATTTGCTTCCACATCTGCCCCGGGTCGGTGTCGATGGTCTGCCGGTGCAGGAGGTGCAGGTTCTCCCCGTCGATGTTCGCGCGGCTGTAGACGCTCACCTGATAGAACTGGTACTCGTGCGCCCGGTAGCCGCCAATCTTCATCGTCAGGTCGACGACGCGGATGCGCCCGTCGTCGGCGCTGCCCTGCACAGGGAGCCCGCCGTACATCTCCCAGTAGACGCGGGCGTTCGGGCCGGGGCTTGAGATGGTCACGTGACCTCCATCGGGTTGTCGTCACCGTCAAGATACGTGATGTGCCCGCCGGTTGCACTGAAGCCGCGCTTGCGCTTGTAGCGCACGACGACGATGCCCGCCGCGCCGTCGCAACTGATGCCGCACTTCATATTCGGCGCGGTCTGCGTCCACGAGGCACCGCCCGAGCCGGTGTTCGGCTCGCCCGCGCTCCTGTAGGAGTCGTGCTCATCCCAAACGTCGGCGCTGCCGGTGTCACCCATGCCCGAGCCGCCTACGGCGTCAGGCTCGCTGCCCGTGCTGACGCGGTTGCCGCCGTAGCCCGGCCACCAGTCATAGGTGCTGACGTAACCCGAGCCGCCGCCGCCCGCGCCGAAGTAGAAGCCCGAGGTGTAGACGGGTCCGGCTTCTTCCTCCTGCTTGTGGTCGCGGATGTTGCAGAAGAGGCCATCGCCGCCGTTGCCAGCGCAAGCGTCGTAGAGGCCCCCGGTGTTGTCGTGCGCTGGCGCGTAGCCACGCGTCTTTGCGCCTCCGCCACCGCCGCCCATCGGGCAGACGACGTAGGAAGAGATGCGCGAGCAGCCGCCCGCGCCGTTATAACCCTTGCCCGCGATGCCCCTGCCCGCCCAGCCGAGCGGCGATGGCGGCGTCCAGTCGACCTGAAGTTGCGACACGAGGCCGCCGCCGCCGCTCGCGCCGTCGCTAGGATAGTGGTACACCCATAGGCCACCGATGTACGAGAGCCCGCCGCCGTGCCCGCCGCCGAGGTACTCCACGCCGTCGAAGAAGGTGCTGTTGCCTTGACTGTAGGCGGGCAGGTGGTCGTAACCTTCCACCGGCCCTTGCCTGCCGCCCATGGCGATAGCCGCCACGCTCACGGGGTGGGTGCCAGTCATCCAGACGTTCGTGGCGATGTAGACCTCGCCCCCCCCGCCGCCGCCCGCGTGCGTGTGCCCCTGCCCCCCGGTCGCCCCGCCGCCGCAGATGAGCAGGTCGCAGAAGTTACCCCCGGTGCAGGAGAAGGAGGTCGCGCCGTCGGCGGCAAAGAACTCGTGGTAGGCGTAGACCCACTCGCGCTCGCCGTCGAGGGCGCTGATGTCGAGCGAGGTGGCGGTGCGCTCGACCTCGAACATGGCCGCGTTGGTATCGTAGACGTTGAGGTTGAGGTCAGCCACGGGCGGGCCGTATGGCGTTCCCGATGAGGTACGGCCCCGGCATCCTGACGACGAGCAACTGCCCCACGCCCGAGTCCTCGTAGGTGAAGCTCTGCTCGTCGCGGGTCACGTCGAAGATGGCTTCGTCGAAGATGGCCCCGTCGAAGATGGTTTCGCTCACCTCAGTACCTCGGCCACAGTTGCCCGCTGGTCTTCGGGGCTGGCCCGCCGCCCTCCCCTTGTGTCCCGACGATTTGCCAGTAGTCGGGGTCGGCGTAGGCGGCCACGGCCCCGTCGCGGTTCCAGTTGGCCCACGTGACGTAGGTGCGCTCCTCGAAGACGCAGATGCCGTCGCGCACCGTGTCGTTGTTCCACACCGGCAGGTTGAAGTGCCCGGCAACGTCGGTGTATGCGGTGCCCCGGTCGGCCATCAGACGGTGCTATCGACCCAGAGCTTCGACGACGTGTAGGACATTTTCACGCAGGCTTTCGAGTCGATGGTCAGGGTGTCGCCGTTGTTCGAGGCGGCGGCGCGGTTGCAGAAGTACACGTCTTTCATGGTCGCGACAGGGACAGCGCAGCTGCCGAGCCCGCTGTAGATAATGGCGGGGTTCGCGTACCAGCCCGACTTATAGAACCAATCGTAGCTCTCTAGGCCGCAACCGACCGGATAGATAAACGAGGTAGCGTCGTAACCCGGCCAGCCGCCCCAGTTGAGCCAGCTCGCTGCCGTCTGCCCCACCTCGCGGGTGTACCCCCCGGCCTCGCTTGACGGGCCGCCCGCCAGACGAGACGAGAGGACCCCCCCCACGTAGCCTTGCCAGAGGCGGTCGGCGGCGGCGGGGAAGTCGGTCGTGTTGAGTCGGTTATCGACGAGCCCGAGGTACACGCAGGAATCGGTGCTCACGCGAGAGGCGATGATGAGGCGGTCGATGGTGCAGCTAATCCAATACTGGTAGCCCGTGAGCGAGCCGTTCACGTCGACCGTGTAGACGTAGGTGACCCCAACATCTGGCAAGTAGCCCGTGGCGTCGGTGATGCAGTAGTTGTCTGAGGCGTTGGGGATGGCGTTGTTCAGCGAAGCCCCGGGGACGTACTTGCGCCGCTTGTGGTTGGCCGAATCCCATGTCTCGAAGACACTCAGGTTGACCAGCACGGCGGTCGCCGAGTCGTAGTAGGCGCAGATGAAAAAGTCGATGCCCGACGAGTTATTTGCCGCCGCGCTCTTCCAGATGCGGGCGTACTTCGCGCCGCTCGTCCACGGCGAGTCTGATTCGTTCGTGTAACCCGCCGCGAGGAGAATGGTGTTGAGGTCGGAAACGAGGGTCTGTGCGGGGTTGGCGTCGCTGCCCTTGGTGACGGCCGTGTAACTCATTCTGCCTCCGTAGCGATGTAGGTGAGGGTGACGCCGACCTTGACCTCGGTGCCGTGCAGACTTTGGATGCGGTAGGGCACGTCGGCCGAATCGGCGAACCCGTCAGGCAGCGGTGAGAGGTCGGTATCGATGGCCGCGTCGCCGTCGATGTAGTCGAACATGCAGCCCGAGCCGTCTACCGGGTCGGTGCCGGGTTCGCGAGCAACCTCTTCCGCGTCGTCGCGCTGCGCGGCCGTGACGTAGAGGCGCAGGCGGCAGGCGTAGGTCGTTTCAAGGTGCAGGAGGCGGTAGCCGGGGGCGATGGTGACCGTGCCGGTCTGCTCCTCCTCGAAGTCGAGAACGCCGGTCTCGAAGAAGACCGTGGTGCGCTGCACGATGGCCACGTAGCCCGGCACGAGCTTGGCGACCGGGATGGAGGCGTCGTCGATTTCGTGGTCTTCGAGGTACTTCGTGCGCGAGACCTGCTTGCTCGGGTCGTTACTGCCGGTGATGCCCGTGGATGAGTGCCTCACGCCGGTCATGTCCCGGTGGCCCCCCAGACGTTGCTCGACGCCTGCGGCCCCTGCTCGGTGCTCCAGTTGTCGAGGTCGCTGTCGATGATGACCGTGCGGAACGCCTTGTGGTCTTGCAGGGCCGCCATCTTCGGGGCGAAGGTCATCGCGTAGCCGGTCGAGGAATCGACCGCCGTGGCGATGGTATGCAGGCGGCCACGGAAGAGGTCGTGAGTCACGGCGTCGACCGTGTACGTGATGACCAGCGCGGCCAGCGGCGCGGGTGCGCGAGCCAAGTCTGAGGCGACCGTCATGCTGCACGCCTTCGGGCCGCCCCGGTCGTCGAGTTCGATGGTCAGCTCGGTCAACTCAGCGACGGCGATGGGAAAGCCCGCCAGCGTGACAGAGAGGCCCCGTAGCGCCGCTTCCACGCGCGCGGGGGCCAGCCATCCTATATCGTCGGTTTCGGGCAGCGACGGGGCTTCTGCGATGGACAGCCGGGCGAAGCCCCCGGCGACGCTCACGCCCCCCCGAGCCATGAGCGTGTCCCACCCGTAGGGCGCAGCCATCAGCCACGCCACGCCACCCAGAGACACGCCCCCGGCGGCGCGCATCTCAGACGCGCCACTCAGGTCAGCGGTGCCTCCGAGGGCGATGCCGCCTACGGCGTCAAGGGCAACGTCGGCCACTTAGGTCGCCGACCACACGAGGTCGCCAGCAAGGAACTTCGGGGTCTGCCCGGCGACGATGGTCTTCGGCGTGGCGAGGATGAGGTACCAGTAGCGCGTGCCGTTTGTGGCCGCGCTCCACGCCTCGACCGCGAGGATGTCGTCGTCGTAGTCCACGGTAGCGGTCAGCCACGCCACGTCGGCGGTGTTGCTCAGGCTCCCGGCCCCGTCGTTCGTCCAGCCGCTCTGCGCAAAGGTCTTGCGGCCGTAGTTCCCTGCCGTCACTTCGGTGCCCGCGACGGTCTTGCTCGGGGTCGTGATGACCAGTGAGAGGTACACCGTCGCTGGCCCCTGAAAGGCGGTGCCGTTGGCGGCGGCGTCGGCGATGAGGTGTGCCCATTCTGCGGCTGCTGGCATGAGGTCTCCTTAGAGCGCGTCGAGATAGCGCAGGTTGATGTCGACGAAGCGCATACGGGCCGCGTCGCTGGCGAAGTCGTCGACCCGCACCGGGGGGTCGCTCTTGAAGACCCTCGCCGTCCACGGCGCCGTAGCCCCGCGCATCTGCAACGAGAAGGTGCAGGTGTCGCTGGCGACGAAGGCGCAGAGGTTGCTCCACTGGCGTTCGAGGTGGTCGGCGGCGGTCTCGCCCTGAGTCTCGACGCCTCGCAGGCGCACGCGCGCCGCGATGCTGCCGTAGTCGCTGATGTAGTCAGCTCCTTGCACCGGCTCGGCGGCGAGTGCGTTCGTGAGCGTCGCCACGCTGCGCGTCGGAGGCGTGATGACAAGCGGCCACTGGCAGGAGAGGACCATCGTGCCAAGGGTGCCGTGCGTGATGCTGATGGTCGCGCTAGGCATTCTGACCGACCATGTTGCGCCTCACTCCCGTCATCAGGTGGCGACCGACCTTGGCCGCGAAGTCGCGGGCCGCCTTCTCATCGGTGCCGTGCAGGTTGGCGATGTTGATGTTGAAGGTGTCCCCGCCCCCGCCGCCCTTGCCCACAGTGGCTTCGGCGAACGCGCGCCGCTTGCTGGCGGGGACCACCCACTCGCCCTCGCCGCCCTCGCCGACGGTGATACTCCTGCCGCCCATCGTGGCCGGGACGTAGCCGCCAGAGGCGAAGCGCCGCCCCCCCTTGCCGACCCGCGCCCCGTCGTTCGAGCCCCCACCGAAGAGACCGCCGATGCTCTTCGCGATGCCCTTGGCCGCGTCGACCACCCCGCGAATCTTGCTCATAATCCACTCGACGGCGCGCCCGACGACGCCCTTGATGGCCTCCCACACGGTGCTCGTCACTTCCTTGACCTTGTTCCACGCCTGCCTGATGAGGTTGCGCGCCCGGTTGATGAGGTGCACGACCTGCACGACCCGGTTGATGCCCTGCCGCACGACGAAAGCCACGGCGTGCCACACAGTTCTCGTGACCGCAGCGACCGCGCGCCACACCCCGCGCACGATGTTGACCACGACCCTGATGACGGCGACGGCGACGCGGATGTTCGTCATGGCCCCGCGCACGACCGCGACCACGAGCGGCCAGACCTTCTTCGTCACCGCGACCAGCCCCGTCCACGCCGCGTGCAGCACTTTCTTGATGACCCCGAACCAGAACTTGAGCCCGGTCCACAGGCTCTTGACGTACCAGATGACCGCCGGGCCAATCTTCGCCCAGACTGCTTTCGCGACCTTGACGATGGCATCCCACGCCACCTTGAGGCCCTTGACGATGCCCATGACCGAGGGCTTGATGGCGTTCCAGAGGCCCTTCCAGAAGTCGCGGAACCACTTACACTTCGTCCACAGCACGACGAAGACCGCGACGAGGGCCACGATGCCGACCACGATAAGCCCGATGGGGTTCGCCGTCAGGGCCACGTTCCAAAGCCACTGTGCGGCGGTGACGACCTTCGTGGCGATGGCGTTCGCCAGCCTGGCGGCGCTGTTCGCCACGGTCGCGGCGGTGTCCTTGACCACGCTCGCCCCCGAGGCGATGACCCCGCCCGCGAAGGTGAGCCCCTTGCCCGCCCCCGAGGCCGCCGCCTGCAAGGCGGTCTTCAGCTTGCCGCCCCCGGCCTTGAGGCCCTTCGCCACCGCGTCGACCGCCGCCGAGCCGTACTTCTTGAAGGCGTCTGCGCCCTTCGCGCCGACGCTCTTCATGCCCGAGAGGGCAGCCCCGAGCGCCGTCTGCAACTTCGTCGTGACGCCCTTGCCTAGCGCCTTGAAGTCGACGCTCTTGATGCTGGCAACCGCCTTCGTGACCGCCGACTTGAGCTTCGCCGCCAGCCCGGTCTTGCCGCTTTCGAGGTCGCCCCCGAGCATGGTCTTGAGGCCCTTCGCGAACTTGCCGAAGCCGCCCGGCATCTTCCCGAACGCCTTCGAGACGTTGATGATTGCGCTCATGCCCTGCGCCATCTTCCCGAAGAGGATGAGCAGGGGGCCGATGGCGGCGGCCACGAGGGCGAGCACGAGGATGGTCTTCTGCGTGCCTTTGTCGAGGTCGAGGAACTTGTTGAAGATTTTGGTGAGCCACTTCACGAAGGCCGTGAGCGGCGGGATGAGGGTCGTGCCGATAACGATGGCGATGGTCTCAAGCGAGCCCTTGAGTTGCTCAAGCATCCCCTTGAGGCCCTTCATGCGCGCGGCAGCCATGTCGGTCGCGGCGTTCTGATTCGAGGTCGCTGTGACGTACTTGTCGATGCCCGCCCCGCCCTCTTTCATCAGGACGGCCGCCGCGCGCGAGGCGTCGCTGCCGAACATGGTGTTCAGGGCGAGGGTGCGTTGCTCCTGCGAGAGCGGCCCGAGCTTCGTCTTCAGCTTCTCGGCGACCGTCGCCACGTCGTCGATATTGCCCGCTGAGTCGGTGAAGTCGAGGCCCAGCGATTTCATCATCTTGGCCGATTTGTTCGTCGTCGGCACGAGGCGCGTGAGCATGGTCTTGAGGGAGGTGCCCGCGTCTGAGCCCTTGATGCCCGCGTTCTCGAAAGCAGACAGCACGCCCACGGTCTCCTGCAGCGAGAGGCCCGCGTTCACGGCTCCCGGCCCGACTTGCGAGAGCCCGAGGGCCAGCGATTCGACCGAGGCCGTGGAGGCGTTCGCGCCGCCCGCCAGCGCCGCCGCGATAGAGGTCGCATCGGTAGCCTTGAGGCCGAACATATTCATGGCGTTCACGGTCGTCGCCGAGGCGGTCGCGAGGTCGAGGTCGCCAGCGGCGGCGAGGTCGAGGGCTGCTTTCAGGCCCCCCGCCTTTATCTGCGCGGCGTTCATGCCGCCCTTCGCCAGCTCGACCATCGCGAGCCCGGCCTCGCCCGCGCTGAACACCGTGTCAGCGCCCATCTTGAGGGCGAACTTCGAGAGGTCGCCCATGGCGGTCTTCGAGACCTTGGCCGGGCCTCCCAAGGAGGCTTCGAGCACGTTCATGTTCTGCTCGAAGTCGGCGGCCAGCTTCACCGAGATAGCCGCCGCCGCGACCACCGGCAGGGTGATGCCCATAGCCATCTTCTTGCCGACCCCGACCATCGTGCCGCCGACGTTGTTCATGCGCTGCGCGGTGGTCTGCGTCGAGGCGATTTCCTTGCGCGTGCGGGCCATGCCCGCCTCGAAGTCCTTCGTCGAGGCGCGCACGACAATGATGAGGTCACTCAGGTTCACGCGGCACCACCTTCGCGCCCATCATGCGGGCGAAGGCCAGCACGTCGGGCTCGCCCCCGGTCGCCGTTTCCTCGGGGCGCGTCAGGAGGAAGTCTTCGAGCTTCGCGTCCTTGGCCCCGTTCGCCATCGCAATCACGTGGCAGATGGAGGCTGCGCGATAGTCGGCGCGGCGTTCGCCGAAGGGCTCCAACTCCTCGTACAGCTCCCACTCGCTCAACTCCCTGCTGCTTATGCGTCGGCCGAGTTCGGCGACCGACCAGCCCAGTGCGAGGGCGAGTCGGAACTGAAAGCGCCTTATCGGCCGTCTGAGTTTCCCTCTAGCTTCTCAACGTCCTCGGGGGTCAGGCCGCTGGCCTTCGCTGCCGCCTCGAAGATGCGCGACAGGGGCAGCGCGTTCTTGCTGCCGAGGGCCTTGGCGTCGTCGTCCTTGAAGAGCCGCACCCCCGTCTCGGGGTCGACGGCGCAGCGGGCGACCAGCTTGGCGCGGAAGTTGCGCCGGTCCACCTCGCCGTTGTCGTCGCTCACGGCGACCTCGAAGGCATCTCGCCCGGCCGCCGTCATGGGCTTCACCCACACGGAGCCCCCCCACTCGGGGACCGCGACCTCGACCAGCGGCAGGTCTTCGGCCCCGAGGATGGAGTCGCGATTCAGGGCGTGCGCCACCTCGACGAGCCCTTCAAGCATGGTCTTCTCGGTCATCTCGACCTCCTGTGATGGGCGTCTCGCCCGTTGACTGCGTCAGGCTCAGGCAGGCGTCAGAACGACCTCGCCCGTGACCTTGAGGGTGATGTCTGCGGAGATGAGCCCGTTCACCGGGTAGTCGGGGCCGATGCCCGCGACGCCCGCCGTGAAGGCGAGGATGTCACCGCGCGGCGTGACGATTTGGAAGTGCGTCGCGATGCCGTCGCCGTAGCGGCCCCACAGGGAGCCCGCGCCAGCGTGGGTCGGATTCGAGGGATTCCAGTTGACCTTGAAGGTCACGTTGCCCGACTTCTTGAGGCCGCCAATCAGCTCCTCGAAGTCGGCCGGGGAGTCGTGGGTTGTGGCTTCGATGTCGTCGCGGGTCAGCTCGGGGCCTTTGATGTCGCCCACTTCGGCGACGGTCGTGAAGCTCTCGGCCTGCTCGGTCGAGGTGCCGCCCGTGCCCGCGCCCGTGGTGGCGACCGGGATGAGGAAGATGAGGCTGGTCACGCGCAGAGCGCGCCACGTGCCGTTGGCCGGGGTCGCGCCCGTGCCGGTCACGCCCGCGATGACGGTGATGTCGCCGTCGTCGAGGCCGTGGGCCCCGGAACAGGTGACGAGCGTCATGTCAGAGCCGGGACCGGCGCTCATGGCGGTCGAGGTGATGGTCGCGGGGGCTGCCCCGCTGCCGCCGCTGCCAAGCTTTAGCAGGGTGCCGTGCGATTTGGTTGCGATGGTCACGATTCCTCCTCAGGATGGTTGGCGTCGGCGTGTGCGGCCATCGCCCTCAGGTCAAGCGTCGAGTAGTGACAGAACTTGCATTCGTAGTTCGGGTGCGAGCCCCAGCGCGTCTCGCGCCATGCGGGCTTGCGCCGCTTCTTCGGGGCCTTCGGGGTCGCGACCTTGGCGGCGGTGACCTTGGCGGCCTCGGCTTCGGCCGCCGCGCTCGCCGCGACCCCGGCCTGCCACGCCTCCATCTCGGAGGGCTTCTTCACGCCCTTTGTGGGGGGCGTAGGGGCCTCTTCCTTGCCTTCGCCCTCTTCCCCGGGCTCACCTATCGCGAGGGGGGGTTCGGGAGCGGAAACGGGCTCCTGCTCGGGGGCCTCGTTCGCGGTCTTCTTCGTCGCCATCACGCCTCCTCGTCGAACCATGTATACGCCTCGACGATGACTCGCCAGAGGGTCTCGTCGCCGCCTGCGTCTGCATCCATGACCGAGACCTGCTGCGCCGCCAGCGGGGCCGCGACGAGAGCCGCCCGTAGCGTATCAGCTAGGGCCTCGGCGTCGTAGTGCGTGAGCGCCCAACAGTCGAACTGCCAGCGGCATTTCAGGAGCCCGCCCCACCCGTCGTGAGACTCGGCGGCGGGGTCGGTGAAGACGCGCCGGAAGACGACGCACGGCATCCGGTCGGTGGGCGTGTAGGGCGTGCCTTGCGGCAGCCGCACGGGGTAGAGGCGGCCCTCGACGGCCAGCGCCAGCGGGCTGAGGCCGCCGTTCGTCAGGCTCTCGTAGAGGTCTTCGCTCGGGGTCGGCATCTTTAGCCCTCCGGTAGCGGCGAGGAGAAGTCCTGCGCCGAGGTCGCCATCGACCCGGCGATGCCCTTCAGGCTCACGCAGGCGGCGAGGCGCTGCGCGAGCACCTTCCCGGCCTCTGCTTTCCCGCTCTCGTAGGCCGGGCGCATGTAGGGAAACGCCCGCATGTTCACCGTGCCGTACTCGACGAAGGCGGCGTAGTCCACGCTCGGCGCGACCTGCGCCTCGGCGGGGCCGGTCTTGCGGCTTTGGATGGAGTTGTTCAGGTTGCCGGTGCGCCGCGCGGGGCCGCCGCTATTCCCGCTCGCATACCACTTCGCGCGGCGCTCGAAGACGTAGCAGGCCATGAGGCAGGCATCTGCTTTCGAGGCGATGAGGTTGCCCGTGATGATGCCGAGTTCGTTGATGATGCGCGCCCCCCCGATGACCTCGACGTGCTTCACAGGGCGGTCGCTCGCACGTGCACGACGAGCGCCCCCATGTCGGGCTCGGGGTCGCCCCACACCGCGCCGACCATCGGCTCGGCGAGACGCAAGCCGAGGCGCTCAGTGAGCCTCACCATGTCGCGGCGCGTGACCCGCGTCTCGGGCGCGACCTGCAGCTTCCATTCGTTCGTCGCCACGGCGAAGCGCTCGCCCGGGGTCTCGGTGACGCGCACCGATTCCCACGTGCAGGGTATCTCGTCGCCCGCGCTCCAAACGGTCAGCGGCGCGCCGTCCACGTCGAAGCTCTCGCCGTAGGTGAGAATGACGCAGCGGTCGGTCCACGGGGGGGCGACCTCAGCCGCCATCGCCTCAAGCTCGCCGGGCTGCGGGAAGGTGCTCAAAAGTCGCCCTCCTCCTCGACGAAGCCGCCCGTGTAGACGCCCCCGTGAGTCGGGTCGGGGTCGACGAGCAGCGAGGGGTTGCCGCCCCACTTCGACTTCTGCGCCGCTTCCTCTTCGCGGTCGATGACCAGCGCGACGCTCTTCATGGGGGCCAGCGCGCGATAGTGCCGGGCCATTCTCAGCGAGTGCGTGAAGAGCTGGCTGCGCTTGTACGTCGCGTTGCCCGCTGAGCCCTGTGAGAAGTCGTAGGAGTTTTGTTCCTTGGCCGCCTTCTCATCCCAAATGCGGGCGGCGGCGCGGTGCAGGTCGTAGGTCGGCGTCCAGCCCGCGTCGTCGGGGGCCTTACCCGCTGCGTCGTCGAGCGGGAAGTCGGCCAGCACGGCGGTCAGGGCCGGGTCGTCGTAGCTCTGCAGGGTGGGCTCGTTCACCATCGCCCGCAGGCGCGTGAGGTCGCTCATCAGTACACCTCCAAAGTGCCCGCGCAGGCGGCCGGTTTCTGGCCGCCAAGCTCCCACTTCACGTACATCAGGTAGAGCCCCCGGTCGAGGTCGACGACGCCTTCAGGGCCGACGAGGCACTGTGCCCAGTAGGCCCCGTTCGCGTCGGTGCGCCACGAGCCCCCCACCCACGTTGTCGCGGGGTCGTCGCTGAGGGCGTGGCTGGTCGGGAAGGCAAAGGAGACCGGGTAGCCGACCGGGCTCTCGCTGGCGCTCACCTCGACCTCGACGAAGTCGGTGCTCGCCGCGCTCACGCTCAGTAGACTCATCTCACGCTCCCTGTTGTGTTCCTCGTCGCGGTCCTGCCGGTCGCGCTAGACGATACCCTGCCGGGGGTCTTCGTGGAAGTGCGCCGCGCGCCAAGGCGCAGATAGATGCCAAGGGTGTGCTGCGCCTCGGCCGCCGAACTGAGGTGCATGGTCAGGGTCGAGGCGGCACTCAGGACCGTGTCGACGCCCGACGTAAGCTCGGCGCTGGCGGTCAGCGTCGCCGTAAGCGTCGAGGCCGCCGTCAGGGTGGTAGCCGCCGGGGCGCTGTGCGTGAGGTCGGCGCTCGCCGAGAGGTAGCCGGTCAGGGTGCTTGCGCCCGTGACCACCGTCGGCGTAGCGGGGGCGTGCGCCAACGCGGCGGCCCCGGCGAGCCCGCCGGTCAGCGTGCTTGCCGCACTCAGGGTGGTAGTGGCGACCCCGTGCGTGAGGGCCGCCGAGGCGGCCACGAACGCGGTCAGGGTCGAGGCCGCCGCCAAGGTGGTCGGCGTGGCCGGGGAGTGAGTAATGCTGGCGGCCCCCGCCGTGAGGCCCGTAAGCGTCGAGGCGGCACTCAGAGTGGTATCCCCTGCACCCGTGACCGTGAGGTTGGCACTGGCGCTCACAAAGGCCGTGAGCGTGCTTCCCGCCGCGAGGGTCGTGGGGGTCGCGGGCGCGTGCGCCAGCGCGGCCGAAGCCGCCGTGAACGCGGTCAGGGTCGAGGCCGCCGAGAGGACCGTGGGCGTCGCGGGTGCGTGCGTGAGGCTGGCCGCGCCAGCGGTGAAGGCGGTAAGCGTGCTCGCCGCCGAGAGGGCCGTGTTCTGAACTAGCGCTGCGGCCCCTGCCGTGAAGGCCGTCAACGTGCTGGCGGCGCTCAAGGTCGTGGGGGTCGCAGGTGCCCATGTAAGAGAGGCGCTGCCTGCCGTGAACCCCGTCAGCGTCGAGGCGGCGCTCAGGGTCTTCGGCGTCGCCGGGGTCCACGCTATCGCCGCTGCGGCAGCCGTGAAGGCGGTCAGAGTGGAGGCCGCAGAGAGGGCCGTGTTCTGCACGAGGGAGGCGGTCGCTGCCACGAACCCGGTCAGGGTCGACCCGGCGCTCAAGGTCGTGGGCGTGGCGGGGCTGTGGCTGATGCTGGCCGCGCCAGCGGTGAAGCCCGTGAGGGTAGACGCGGCGCTCAGGGTCGTCGGCGTGATGGGAGCGGAGTGTGCTATCGCGGCGCTGCCTGCGGTGAAGGCGGTCAGGGTGCTGGCCGCGCCGAGCGTGGTCGTGTACTGGTAGTGGGTGACGCTGGCGGCGGCGGCGGTGAAAGCGGTCAGGGTGGAGGCGGCGCTGAACGTGATGGGCGGCACTTCGCCGAAGCAGACGATGACGTAGCCGAGGTCGTCGGTGACGCAGGTCAGGCCGCGAGTACGGGTGCCCGTCGTAGGCGTCGTCTCGTAGCCGGAGAAGAAGGCGTAGGTCGGCGTGCCGTAGAGCATGTACGTGCCGGTGCCGATGGTCATGCTCGTGCCGGTCGGGACGGTGACGCCACCCGAATACGCAGCGGCGAATATCTGCGTGGTCATCGACCCGGCGACGATGCTTTGCTGCGCCATGGCGGCGTTGTTGTTCAGCGCATAGGGAGTGGTCTTGGATTCGAGGTCGGTGCCGCCGCCGAGCAGGTAGGCCACGGCGTACATGGTGGTCGTGCTGTTTGTGCGCGTGACGACCACGCCGCCAGTAGGCGCACCGGAGGGGACGCTGACGCCGAGAAAGAACGTCTTACAGCGCCCCTTCTCAGTCGTCGTGTCGTAGGCGTTCGCTCCCGAGAGCGCGGGGACGCTGGTGCCCCCGTAGGTGACGCTGGTTATCTCGTCGGTGTCGAGGACGCCCTGAAAGACGAAGACGAGGATGCCCTTGGGGGTATCCCCAGCCTGACCCGGCTGGAAAGTGAACGAAGCTTCGCTGACCGAGCC